ATAAAAACAAACTACACTAAGGCAAAAAAGATGATCTCAGAAATTATAAATGAAATTAGCTAGCCTAGTTAAAACTAAAGCCAACAGGGTACTTGGGATTGATGCCTCAACAAACTCTATAGCTTTTTGTTTAATGGAAGATGATGTTCCACTAAAGTGGGGCAAGATAAATCTATTTGGCGAAGATATTTATGAAAAGATTCACGATGCTAAAAACAAAATGGCAATGATGTTAGATGAACTAAAGAGTGATTATATTGTAGTTGAAGGAGCCATACTTGTCAGATCGCCAGACGCTGTGATAAAATTGTCTTATGTTTATGGTGTTGTTATTGCTGAGCTTATGTCTACTGGGGCTAAAGTTATTACCATTGCTCCAAGTGCTTGGCAGGCATATATTGGTAACAAGAATCCTACAAAAGATGAGAAGTCTGCAATAAGATTAGCTAACCCAGGTTACGCAGAATCTTGGTACAAGAATCAACTTAGAAATATGAGAAAGCAGAGAACTGCTGACTACTTTAATAAGAAATATGGTTTACAAATTGTGGATTTTGATGTTGCAGATAGCTTTGGTATTGCACATTATAGTAACCAGGTGCTTACAAAACGATGAAGCTTTATCAGAGTAAAGATTGGCTATATAGAAGATATATAGTACAAAAGAAAACAGTTACAGAAATAGGTAAAGAGTGCGGTGTCTCTGCTATGACTATACAGAGATATTTACAAGAGTTTGGATTGTTAAGAAAAAAATGACAGGATACCCAAATAAAGATGGCGGATACCAGGCTTGGATAACTGACCTACAATTAATTGCAACTGAAGCTCCCTCGGGACATAAAATAATTGTTGAGTGTTTAGAGACTGCAGAGATGCTAATCAAGAAGAATATATCTTACGGAAATTCAGCACTTGACCCAATTCGTATATTTTCAAAGGCGGACTCAAAAGAACAAATTAGAGTTCGTATTGATGATAAGCTAAATAGAATTCAGAACGATAAGGCATTCCCTGGAGATAATGACATCGATGATCTGATTGGATATTTAATCCTTCTTAAAATTGCTAATAAGTCTTAGTCAACTAAAACATGGTATAATTTATATATGAGTGAGATAGAGCCAGCAGTACATTTTGACCGCATGAATAGGGTTGTGGAAGAGCTTTTAAAGGGCAATTCAGCAACCCAGATAGCCACGCTCACTGGCTTCTCACGTAAAGAGGTTTTAGATTACGTTGATGAATGGAAATCTGTTGTTCACAATGACAGCAATATACGTGACCGTGCCCGTGAAGCAATATCTGGAGCAGACCAACACTATGCGATGCTCATCAAGGAGGCATGGAAAACTGTAGAGGATGCCGACACTCAAGGCGCCCTTGCTGTAAAGTCGGGATCCCTAAAGCTAATAGCAGATATAGAAACAAAAAGAATAGCCATGCTTCAGTCAGTAGGTGTTCTGGAAAATACTCAAATAGCATCTCAAATTGCAGAGACAGAGCGTAAGCAGGAAATTTTAGTCGGGATATTAAAAGAAGTAACTGCCTCTTGTCCTAAATGCAAAATGGATGTTGCGAAAAGACTCTCTCAAATCACTGGCATAGTTGAATCCGTAGTAATTGAGGATGCTGATGTTGTTTGATAAATTTAATATTAAAAACATTGAAGATGGAATATTTGCAGTCAATAACTTTATATCAGAAGATGAATGTAAAAAAATTGTAGAAACTTTAAAATCTGCAAAATATACAGTTAGAAAAGATAACATACTCGTATATGAACTTAATGAAGAATCTCTATCTCAATCAAATTTTATTGAAAACAAAATAAAAGAAAATATTAGCGACCCACTTCTTATAAAAGAAGGAGGATTTAATTGCATATTACAAGGTAATAGCATGAGTAAGCATAATGATTTAGATGGATTTGACCATAGGAATTTTTCAAAAAAGTATGGAGTTGTTTTGTATTTAAATAATTTTGATGGTGGCGAAATAAATTATCCAAAGCTTAACGTCTCATACCACCCCTCCCCTGGAGATTTATTGGTACATAAATCTTATATTGAACATGAAGTTTTGAAAGTTAATTCGGATAGTAGATACACGTACACTAGCTACCTATGGAGCAAAAAAAATGTCATTTGATTTTTCAGATCTAATTGATATTTTAGACGGCGAAGAGTTTGAAGAAAAGCCAGTGGACTTACGCACATTTGTTAATGATCCAAACTATCTAGGACTACCACCACTTTCTGAGTATCAGTACACATTAATTGAAAAAAGTTCTCAAATTTATAAAGAATCCACACTTAAAAAATTATTCGGGGAAGAAGAAGGCTCTGTAAGATTTAAGCAAACGGCAAATGAAGTTGTTGCACAGCTAGGCAAAGGCTCAGGTAAAGATTATTGCTCAACAATTGCCGTAGCATACATAGTTTACTTATTACTATGCTTAAAAGATCCAGCAACTTATTATGGTAAACCTCCAGGTGACTCTATAGATATTATTAACATTGCAATCAACTCACAACAAGCAAGCAACGTATTCTTTAAGGGATTTAGAAGCCGAATAGATAAGTCACCGTGGTTCATTGGTAAATACTATGCCAAAGCATCAGAAATACAGTTTAACAAAGCTATAACAGTACACTCAGGTCACTCAGAAAGAGAGGCTTGGGAAGGATACAATGTTTTAGTTGTTATCTTAGATGAGATCTCTGGCTTTGCTATTGAAAATACAACGGGTCACGATCAGGCTAAAACTGGCAGTGCAGTTTATGATATGTACAGGGCATCCGTAGACTCACGCTTTCCAGATTTTGGTAAGGTAATTCTATTGTCATTTCCTAGATTTAAGAATGATTATATTCAACAAAGATATGATGCAGTTATAGGTGAAAAAGAAACTGTCATTAGAGAACATAAGTTTAAGATGTACGAAGAGTTGCCAGATGGTACTGATGGAAATGAATTTGAAATACAGTGGGAGGAAGACCATATAGTATCATACAAGATCCCTAAAGTGTATGCTATCAAACGCCCAACATGGGAGATTAACCCAGTTAGAAAAATTGATGATTTCAAAACAGCATTCTATACAAACCCAACTGATGCTCTTTCAAGATTTGCATGTATGCCGCCAGATGCTGTGGATGCATTTTTTAAGTCAAGAGAAAAAGTAGAAAAAGCATTTAATATAGGATCACTTGCTGTAGATAATTTTGGCAGACTTGAAGAATGGTTTTTGCCAGATCCAGACAAGAAATATTATATTCACGTAGACTTAGCACAAAAGCATGACCATTGTGCAGTAACAATGGCACACGTTAATAAGTGGGTAAACGTAAAGGTGACAGACACATACTCGCAACCAGCCCCTATTGTAGAGGTAGATGCAGTTAGATATTGGACGCCAACACCAGACAAGTCTGTTGATTTTACTGAAGTAAAAGATTATATTCTTTCTTTAAAAACAAGAGGATTTAATATAGCTATATGTACCTTTGACAGATGGAACTCTCATGATATGATGCAACAACTAAAACAATATGGCATCAATACAGAGATTCTATCTGTCGCTAAAAAGCACTATGACGATATGGCCATGGTGGTGGCAGAAGAAAGACTAATAGGTCCACATATACCATTACTTATAGATGAATTATGTCAGCTTAGAATCATGAGAGATAAAGTCGATCACCCTAGAAAAGGATCTAAAGACTTGGCAGACGCTACATGTGGAGCTATATTTAATTCAATTAGCAGGACTAGGTTTGATAATAATCAAGAAATAAATGTTCATACTTATGAATCAATGAGTTATGACAATGATTTTGGGGACAAAGATGACCCAGACACAACATCTTATAATATGATCAGGGCACCAAGAATGCCCCAAGATTTAAGAGAAGCAATGGACAGGATGCAAATAATATGAGCGAATATCAAGAGCTGGCAAAAGAGTGTAAGTGTTGCAGTAAACACGTACCTCTTCCAATTGTAATGAAATCATACAACGGTATTGTGGTTTGCCCAACTACATTACAAAACATAATAGAGTATAAAAGATTATGGGAGTCGTTTGGATCAAGGCCTATGGGAGCAATTAGAAAACATTTTTCAGAATATGTTCAGCAAATTGTAGAGTCTGGTATGCACAAAGATGAAGGCTAAATTTTCTTCTAGTACATTAGCTCAATCTATTATTGATGAAGAGCCATCAAAATCAGTACACTACTACCCTGGCATAGAATCAGATATCTACAAAAACAAATTTAATTTGATAAAGAGTGGTGGCTGGAAAAGAATGGAGTTTGGGACCGTATGTGATTATAATGATTACGGATTCAGATCGCCTAAGTTTAAAAATAATATTGAGTACCTATTTTCTGGATGCTCTGTAGCTTCTGGACTAGGTTTGCCGATTGAAGAAACTTTTCCATATATTTTAAGTAAAACTTTACAGGTAGAATACAATTCTGTTGCAAGATACGGAGACAGCATTCCTGGGCAAGTAAGTAAAATTTTTTCTTATATAAATGAATTTGGAAATCCTAAAAATATAGTGGCGCTTTTTCCAGATTTTAATAGATTTCTTACGTTTAATAATCAAACTTTACTTGCCTCGCAATCTTTTTTTGATTCATACGATGAAAAAACTTTTATATGGGCAAATAATACATCTGAAAATGATTTTAGAACTAAAGAGTATATGAATTTTATGATTAAAAACACTACAACGGTTTCTTCAGAACAAAACCCTAGGGGCATATATAAAAGACCACTGGTGGCAAATGATGTTATTACTGAAGAAATGTCACATATGTATGCGGGTCAATATATAGATATGCTTTCTCTTTATTGCAAGGCAGCAGGAATAAATTTTGTATGGAGCACGTGGGATTCCACAACTAATAACCTTGTTAACAAGGTGTGTTTTAATAATTACATTAGCTGTAGTCCAGATAGTTGGGATACAAATAGCTCTGTAGATAATTTTTATGATAAAGAAACAAAAAATAATATAAATTGTCACCAAGAGCATGAAAACAGTACAAGCTTTCACATTGCTCTTGATAGAGAAAAAGGATTAGATCACGCTCATTTTGGATATCATAGGCACATACACTATGCAGATACTTTTTTAAAATACATAAATAGGGGATGGTGTGAATGATAGCAATAAGATATTATATTTATAAGTTTATTCAAAAATTTAAAAGGAAAAAGAAGAATAGGTTTATATATTAATGAAGATATTGGGAATTAATGAGACATCTCATGATGCATCAGTTTCTTTAATTGAAGATGGCAAAATATTATTTGCTGGACATGCCGAAAGATATAGTAAAGAAAAAAATGACTGGTACATAAATGATAGTTTAGTTAATGATGCTTTATCATATGGGTCACCTGATGCTATAGCCTACTACGAGAAACCCCTTCTAAAGGCCTCCAGGCTATTTTTAAAGGGTGGTGCAGGAGACTGGAAGCCAAGGTTCAATATAGAAGGTTTGCCACGCAAATCCTTCGGGCACCATTACTCTCATGCATCGGCTGGGTATTACACTAGTCCATTTAATGATGCGGTTATTGTAGTGCTTGATGCAATAGGTGAATACAATACCTCAACTATATGGGTGGGTGAAGGAGAAAAAATTAAGCTAAAGTATAAGCAAAACTACCCAGTAAGCTTTGGACTATTTTATTCAGCCTTTACTAAACTTATAGGTCTAATGCCAAATCAAGAAGAATATATTATGATGGGCATGGCAGCTTATGGAGACTGGACAAGATACTATAAAGAGGTGGATAGCTATTTCCCACAATACGATCAACAAAAATATAATTTCCAT